GAGGCTATCCAGAAGCGTGAAGTTGATTTGGCTGCTATGAAGAAGCGTCAGGATGAATACAAGGCATCCCGTAACGCTGCTCCTAAGGCTGGCGCTGCTGCTCCTGCCGCTGGTGGCTTCAATTTCTAATCAAATCTGAGGAGGACATAAAATATGGCTATTGATTTATTGGCTTTGAAGCCTCACAAGGTTTCTCGTGACCTAAGTGGTTACATTACTTATATTTATGGCGCTCCTAAGTGCGGCAAGACCACTCTTGCCGCCCAGATGGATAAGCCTCTATTGCTGGCTTTCGAGCCTGGTTACCACGCACTGCCTGGTATCATGGCACAGGATATTACTTCTTGGGCCGAAATGAAGCAGGTTTATCGTCAGTTGAAGATGCCTGAGGTCAAGGAAATGTATAACTGTGTTATCGTTGATACTATCGATATTGCCGCTGATCGTTGTAAAAAGTATATCTGCAATCAGAATGGCATCGAAGACCTGGGTGATATGGGTTACGGCAAGGGCTGGACTAAGTTCAAGGATGAATTCAACGAAGTCTTCCGTGGACTAACTCAACTGGGTTATGCTGTGTTCTTCATCGGACACGAAAAGCTGGAGAGTATTGATAATCCTGATGGTACTAAGACCACCAAGATTCGTCCTCAGTTGAGCAATTCTACCAAGACCGTTATCGCTGGTATGGCTGACATTTATGGTTATGCTCATCAGAAGGCCGCCGGTGAAATGTCTGTTCTAACTCTGCGTGATGGCTCTGGTATTATTGAGTGCGGCTGCCGCTTCAAGCATATGCCTGTTGAGATTACTATGAGCTATAAGAACTTGATCGATGCTCTAAATGAAGCTATCGATAAGGAAGCAGTCGAAACTGCTGGTCAGTTCGTAACCAATGAGCGCATTGTTGCTCCCGTTGAAGTTTCTTATAATTATGAGGCTCTGATGGGTGAGTTCCAGGATCTGGTTGGACAGCTGATGAGCAAGGGCACTACCAATGGCCCCAAGATCACTGCTGTTGTTGAGAAGTATCTTGGTAAGGGCAAGAAGGTAAGTGATACCACTCCCGAGCAGGCTGAGTTTGTAAGCCTAATCGTTAGCGATATTAAGGCTGACCTGATGTAATATTTATGTCAAGTCGGGGCGATCCGCTCCGACTTGATTTTTTTTATATTTTTTGGTATAATATAATATAAGAAATGAAAAGAAAGGAGCATAATAGTGGCGCATATTGTCATCTGTCCATATTGTAAAGCTAAGTTTGATAGAGATAAGGAAGAGTATGCCTTAGTGGGTGCTCGTCGTTATGCTCATGCCGCCTGTATGCTTCGTGAAGCAGCAAAGAACCCAGCTCTGAAAGTAGAAATTATTGACCCCTCAGACAATGTGACTTGTGCTTACTGTAAAAAGCTATTATCCAAAAAGGACGCAGATTGTGTAATGATTGGTAATGGTAAATATGTTCACGCCGCTTGTAAAGATTTAGAAGAGCATCGTGAAAAAACTGATCGAGAAAAGTTGGAAGATTATATCAAAGAATTATTCCAAATTTCTTTTATCGAGCCAAGAGTAAAAGCACAAATCAAAAAATATGTGGAGGAATATAATTATACTTATTCGGGCATCCAAAAAGCATTATACTATCATTACGAAATAAAAGGCGGAGATAAGTCGAAGGCAAATGGTGGTATTGGTATTGTGCCTTATGTATATAAGGATGCTTACAATTATCACTATAACTTATGGCTTACTCAACAGAAAAACAAGGACGTCCAAATTGAACTATACACTCCAAAAGTCAAAGAGATTGTTATCCCAAGACCGCAGAGCACAGTCAAGAAGCGTCAATTATTTACATTTTTAGATGAATAAAGGAGGCGCGCATGGGTAGCAAATATGTTGATACAACTGCGGTAATGCAGGTTATTGGTTGTGTGTTCAATAATCCTCGTCTTTTGGAAATCACTGATAAGTATTCAATCGTGGATGAAGATTTCGCTGATACATTCCATAAAACTGTATTCGGTGCAATTTACAAAATCCATGAGCTTGGCGCAAATAAAATCACATTAGAAAGTCTATCAGACTTTTTCAGTTCTCGCCCCAAGAGTGCGGCAGTCTATAAGCAAGGCAAGGGCGAAGAATGGCTACTAAAAATATCAGAAAATTGTATGCCATCAGCATTTGATTATTATTATGGACGATTGAAGAAATTCTCTTTGCTTCGTGCGTATGATAATTGCGGTGTTGATGTATCTGATATTTACGATGCCGACAATATTTTAGATACAAAGAAAAAACAATTACAGGAGGACCAATTAGATAATGCGACGCTGGAACAGATTGCGGACAAGGTTGATGCCAAGATTGACTCTATCCGACTTCAGTATGTTGATGACGCCTTTGGCGAGGCCCAACAAGCCGCTGAAGGTATTTTTGAACTAATTGAACGATTTGCTGAGCATCCAGAAGCTGGTGTTCCATTATATGGTCCATTGGTAAATACAGTCACTCGTGGAGCAAGATTGAAGAAATTTTATTTGCGGTCCGCGGCTACTGGTATCGGTAAGACTCGTTCAATGATTGCGGATGCCTGTTATATTGGCTGTAATAAGATTTACGATGAAACTTTCGGGTGGATTGGTAGCGGTCCTGCGGAACCAGTCCTATTCATCGCAACAGAGCAGGACCTTGAGGAAATTCAAACTATGATGTTGGCATTCTTGTCTAATGTAAATGAGGAACATATCATTTACAGTGAATATGGCGAGGGTGAAAAAGAGCGCGTGCTTCAGGCCGCAAAACTCTTAAAAGAGAGTCCAATTTATGTAGAAGAACTTCCTGACTTCTCTCTTCAGGATATTGAGAATAAAATCAAGAAGAATATTCGCGACCATGGTGTCAAATATATTTTCCATGATTATATTCATACAAGTCTAAAAATCTTGGAAGAAATTACTCGTCGATCTGGCGGCGTAAAATTGAGAGAAGATAATATTCTATTTATGTTATCCACTCGTTTGAAAGATATTTGTAATCAATATGGAGTATTTATTATGTCTGCTACTCAGCTAAATGGCGATTATCAAGACAGTAAGACTCCTGACCAAAATCTACTTCGTGGTGCTAAGTCTATTGCGGATAAGATTGACTATGGTTCAATTCTATTGGCGGTAAAAGACGATGACCTTGTTGCTCTGGAAAATATCTTGTCTACAAATGTTTTTGAAAGACCTACAATCAAAATGTCGGTTTACAAAAATAGACGAGGAAGATACAAGGGTGTAATTTTGTGGTGTAAGGCAGACTTGGGTGTATGTAGAATCAAGCCAATGTTCTGCACTACCTATGATTATGAAATGGTAAGTATTGATGATGTACGAATTAGAATCGACGAAGAATCTGCCTTTGAGTGCGACTAAGCAACGAGGGTTGAGAGCTAAACTAAATTTGTTACACGATTCCGATTTTGGAATTGGAAATATAAAGGAGATAAATAATATGGCAGAGTTTGTAAAGAATGACAACAAGAGAAATAACAAGACCAAGGGTAACTTCAACCGCAATAAGAACAACGCTCCCCGTAATAAGGACTTCGGCAGTAAGAGCGACATTCGTCAGCCCGCTCCCGATGTTTGTGCTGGCACCATCGAGTATAAGATGGGCAAGCTGATGGCAGAAGAGATTCTGAAGGCAGCTAAGTCCAAGAGCGGTAAGTTGCCTGGCACTCCCCAGGAAGTCCTGTGTAAGTATGTAAATCAGGAGTGCGGTCTGAAGGGCTATTGCGTCAAGGTCCTTGTTGACATCAACTAATGCTCGTCTTTGATAAAGTCAAAATCAGAGAAGCACTTACAACTGACTATATATACGATTTACTTCAAGAATTTGGCGGTGATCCCGGACGCACATCGTTCGGGCTCACCTCTTCTACTATCTGCCACAATCCTCCTGGAGAAGGTAGTCGTAAATTGTATTATTATGAGAATACAGGTCTGTTCAAGTGTTTCACTGGTTGCGACGAATATTTCGACCCGTTTGAGTTAGTCATCAAAGTTGCGAAAATCCAATGGGATAAAGACTTTGACCTTAACGACGCAGTAAGGTGGGTCGCTCAAAGATTTGGATTTTCTGGCGAACATGAAGATGGCCCAGACGATGAAGCATTAGACGATTGGAAGTTTCTTGCTAACTACGAGCGTATTCAAGAAGTCTCTGTGAAGTCTAATACGATTTTACTAAAAGATTATGAAAATGACATATTGGAACGCTTCAACTACAAGGTGAAGATTGGCCCGTGGTTGCGGGAGGGTATTTCCCAGGCCGCATTAGACCAAGCTCGCATTGGTTTTTATCCAGGAGGAGATCAAATAACCATCCCGCACTTTGATAAGGATGGAAGATTTGTTGGTTTGCGCGGACGAACTGTATGCGCAGAAGAGGGCGAGTTGTATGGTAAGTATAGACCTCTAAAAATCAATAAAGTATTATATAATCATCCTCTTGGCATGAACTTATATAATTTCAATTTTAGTAAAGATAATATTAGTCTTATGAAAAAGGCTATTATCTTTGAAGGTGAGAAATCCTGTTTATTATATAAATCTTATTTTGGTTTGGAAAATGATATTTCTGTTGCGTGTTGCGGTTCAAGTGTATCTTCGCACCAGATGCAGATGCTTTTGGATGTGGGCGCCGAAGAAGTAATCATTGCCTTTGACCGTCAGTTCAAGGAAATTGGCGATGCTGAATATAAGCGCCTAAAAACTAATCTAATCAGACTAAGAGATAGATATAAGAACTTTACTACAATTTCTTTTATCTTTGATAAGAATATGGTTACAGGATACAAGGACTCACCGATCGACTGCGGCCCGCAGATATTTTTACAATTATTCAAAGAAAGGATAATTCTCTAATGTTAATTTTAGAAGAAGTATTCAAAAATGGTCCCGACGACATTCAAGAGCGAATGAATGTAATTGCTAATTCATTTGATGCGCTACTTCAACTTCAAACTGATGTTCAGGCGCAGGGTAACTGGTGTAGTGGATGCGGTCGCTGGTACTATAAAAAGGATTGTAATACAAAGTTTTTTGAAGAAGAAAAGACAACTTGCATCAATCCATTGATGGGTTACCTAGAACCCTATGAGTATGAGAAAGAAATACATATTGAAGCGGCCACCATGTGTCCAGAAGGACAGGAGATT